TGGCACAAATAATACACAATTAATAGTTACGGAAGTTGGTGGAAGTGGTGCGGTAGTTGCGTTAACTATAGCCGAAGGGTTTGGCGATACTGCGGCAGGATATAATAGTACACAACTAAGTAATTGGGTTCCATTAACATATACTGTTAATGAAGGTGCTCCGGTAGCTGCTCCAGCTAACGGTACAAATTGGTTCTGGAGTGTTGTAGATCAAGTTGACATTTTGGTTCAATCTGGTGGGCAATGGAATGGTTACAAGAACGTAAATTACGATAGTAACGGTTTCCCAACCCCAACTGGTACTAATGCAACTGATCCAGCAGGTCCTATCGTTGCAGCAACTGCGCCAACTACTCAAAGTGATGATACCGCGTTAGTATACGGTGATCTATGGATTGATACCAGTGATTTAGAAATGTATCCAATTATTAGTCGTTGGCAAAGTGTTAGTGGCGAAGATAAATGGGTATTGATAGATAATGCTAATCAAACAAGTAGCACCGGTGTAGTTTTTGCTGATGCACGTTGGGCAACTAATGGCAACACAAATGTAGTTGATGATCCTATCCCAAGTATCGTTAGCTTATTGTCTAGTGATTACTTAGACTTAGATGCTCCTAGTGCAGCATTATATCCAACAGGCATGTTGTTGTTTAACACCCGCCGTTCAGGTTACAATGTTAAATCATATCAAACAAATTACTTCAACGGTATTAGTTTCCCTGATGAAAGTTTGCCAACAGAAACAGCTACATGGCTAAGTGTAAGTGGATTACAAGCAAATGGTGCTCCGTATATGGGTCGTCAAGCACAACGTAATATTGTTGTAATAGCACTGCGTTCAGCAATTGATAATAACTATGACATTCGTGATGAAGATAACTTCTTCAACTTGATAGCTACTCCTGCTTATCCAGAATTACAACCTAACATGGTTGTACTGAACAACGACCGAGGTTCAACTGGATATATCTTAGGTGACACCCCAATGAGATTACCTGCTGATGCTACTGCGATTCAAGCATGGGCAACTAATGCCGCAGGTGCAACAAGCACAGGTGAAGCAGGTTGTGTAACTCGTGACACATATTTAGGATTGTTCTATCCAAGTGGTATTACAAGTGATCTAAGTGGTAATTTGGTTGCTGTACCACCAAGTCACATGATGTTACGTACATTTATCAGAAATGATACAATTGCGTATCCTTGGTTAGCAGCAGCCGGTACTCGTAGGGGTATTATTGACAATGCTACTAGTATTGGTTATATTGATTCGGCTACTGGAGAATTCCAAGTAATAAAAACTCGTCTTGGAATACGTGATGTATTGTATATCAATTTTATTAATCCATTGGTATTCTTTACTGGAGTTGGTTTGTTAAATTACGGTAACAAGACAAGTTACAATAGTTCTAGTGCTTTGGATAGAACTAACGTAGCACGATTAATTGCCTACATACGTAGACAATTAACATTAGCAGCGAGACCGTTTGTATTTGAGCCAAATGATGCGTTGACACGTACTCAAATTCAAGGGGTAATACAGACATTATTGGTAGATTTAGTTGCTAAACGTGGCATTTATGATTATCTTGTAATATGTGATTTAAGTAATAATACACCAGCAAGAATAGATAGAAATGAGTTATGGGTAGACGTTGCAATTGAACCAGTTAAGGCAGCTGAATTCATTTACATCCCGGTTCGTGTGTTAAACACCGGTGAGATAGCAGCATTAGGATAAGTAAAAGATAACCCATAAGGGGTTATCTTACTTTTAAGATAAATAAGATTAACAGGAGAAATACAAAATGGCAACAGCCTCACAATCATTGTTCAACATGACAGTAGCATCTGATAATGCCGGTGGCAATCAGGGTTTACTAATGCCAAAACTACAGTTTAGATTCAGAGTTAACTTTTCAAATTTTGGAACAAGTGCATCTTCGGTAGAGTTAACAAAACAAGTTATAGATTGCGCTAGACCAAATGTACAATTCACAGAAATTCCAATAAATGTTTACAACTCAACAATGTATTTGGCTGGTAAACATGCTTGGCAAACATTAGCTATCAACATTCGTGACGATGCTTCAAACACAGTATCTAAACTAGTTGGGCAACAACTACAGAAGCAAATGGACTTTGTTGAACAAGCAAGTGCAGCTACTGGTCAAGACTATAAATTCCAAACTAATATTGAAATTTTAGACGGTGGCAACGGTACTTCCGCCCCTATTGTATTAGAAACTTGGGAATGTTACGGATGCTTTGTTCAAACAGCAAACTATAACGCATTGAACTATGGTACTAATGAAGCGGTAACAATTTCATTGACCCTGCGTTTTGATAACGCAATTCAATCACCAATTGGTTCGGGTGTTGGTTCTACTATCGGTAGAAAAGTGGGTGGTGCAATTGTAACTGGTATTGGTAGTTCTATTGGACCACAGTAATAATAAACTTAACTAAATAAATCTAGCATGTCTGGATTTTATCAAGACGTATTAACGGGAATTACCGGAACACTTTTCGGCAGTGATTTCCTTCGTGATTACACCCATGCTAGTAAGACGTTTCAGACTAATGCATATGGTAATGCACCTAAGTTTAAGTTTTTATTCCATGTTTATTTTGAAATAAACCATGATGTATATAGTCCTCAAAATTGGAATTATGGATTGCTAGTAAAAACAGTAAAACTTCCTAGTTTTTCAGTTGATGTAGCAACAATGAATCAATACAATCGTAAAAGATTGATTCAATCAAAAATTAAATATGACCCAATAGATATTACTTTTCACGATGACAATGATAATACTATTAGAAATATGTGGGTAGCATATTACAATTACTACTATGCAGATGGAAGAAAACCTCAAGTAGTATTTGGCGGTGCTAGAGGTGTAAACCTACAAACACAATTAAATGGTGGCGGTGGATTTTCTACTGAAACTGATGCTACTTATAATTCAAGAAATCAATATCAACCTTCTTTAACTGGCAATATTGATTGGGGTTATGTAGGAGAATCAAGTGATCCAACTGGAGAAAAAATACCATTCTTTAAAAACATAACAGTGTTTGGTTTTAATAGACATAATTTTTCTGCATATACTTTAATTAATCCCTTGATAACAAGATTCAGCCATGACACCTATGATTACAATCAAGCTAATGGCATTATGGAACAAAGAATGTCTGTAGATTATGAAACAGTGGTTTACAACGAGGGTGCGATAGATGGCAGGTCACCAAGTAACATTGTTACTGGGTTTGGCTTAGAAGAAAACTATGACAGAACATTAAGTCCAATTGCACGTCCCGGGTCACAAGCAAACATATTAGGTCAAGGGGGATTAGTTGATGGTGTAGGTGGAACATTAAAAGCATTTGCAGATGGTAATATATTAGGTGCTGTGGTTAACGCCGGTACTACACTTAACACTTTCAAAAATGTAAACGTATTAAATGTTGCAAAATCAGAAGCAGTTGGTGCCATTATTAACGCGGTTAGACAAACCCCTGATAGAAATATATTTGCTACTTTTCCCATCTTTGGTTCAACCCCGCAAGTTATTGGAACTGCTGGAAGTCCTGTATCAGGACAAGCTAGCCCGAAACCAGTAGGTCAAAATACCTTTGCAGGTCAACAAACACATCAATAAGGTAAACATGCCGCAAATATTAGATAATCGTAATAGCATAGATCAAACAGTTAAAATTTTTGATTCGTTTTATGCATTTAACACTATTGCTAGTGCAAATGACTATGATATAGTACACTCTTATTTTATTTCAGTCTGTGAAACTAAAAATATTGCAGACAACTTTACCTCAATACTTTTTAGAATTGCACAAGAAACTCAAATTAATGTGTTAGAGTTGTTGAATCAAATTAAGGGAGTTTCTCATATGGAAATGAATCAAACTCTTGTTTACTATCTTAATAGCTTTAAAAGTAAAACATCATTGTATGGTGTAGCACAACTTCCAAAACCAAACTTACCGGTAGCACGTAACGTTGTACAATAATCATGGGTAACTGGGCACAAGGTATATTCACTCCCAAAAACCCACGAAAATATGTAGGTAAACATAAACCTAAATATAGATCGGGTTGGGAAATGCGGGTTATGATGTTTTTAGATGAAAATAAACATATTACACATTGGGCAAGTGAGTCAATTTCAATCCCGTATCGTAGCCCATTAGATGGAAAAATACATCAATATATTCCTGATTTTTTTGTGGTTTATGAAAATAAATCACATCAAATTAAGGCAGAAATAGTTGAAGTAAAACCAAAAAGTCAAACATCATTGACTGAAGCAAAAACCAGACATGATAAATTACACGCAATAGTTAACCAAGCTAAATTCCTATCCGCTACTGCATATTGCAAACAACACGGTTATGTTTTTAGGGTCATTAGTGAAGATTCAATTTTTGCAAATACTACTAGTAGTGTTAAAAAAAGAAGATGACCTTTTTAGAAACGGGTCACGCAAGTAACTAAATACTTTTATGACACGAAAACTAGAAGAACTTTTTGAACTAGACCAAGATGAAATAGATAACTTGGCAAAACCAACTCCAGAAAACGCTCAGGAAATCACCACTACAGCATTGGATAATCTGTCAAAAATAGAACAAGCATTACCCCAAGTTCGTGGATTAGAAGCCGCAGATGAGGAGATGGATTCATTAGCTGAAATGGCCACCAGTAGTTACAAAGACTTGATTGACCTTGGGATGCAAGTTGATAGTAGATATGCTAGCGAAATATTCAATGTTGCTGGTACTATGCTTGGTCATGCTATTACAGCAAAAACTGCTAAACTAAACAAGAAGCTAAAGATGATTGATTTGCAACTGAAAAAAGCACAATTAGATCAAAAAGAAGCAAGTAGGGACAAAGAGATTGAGGCTACCCCATTAGGAGAAGGCAGAGAACTTGATAGGAACGACCTACTTAAGTTGTTGGCAGCAAAATCCACTTAAAAAGATAAATAATATATACAGGAATAAAAACATGCGAAGCCTTAAACATTTCATTGTTGAAAGTATACATACATACAAGTACACTATCAAAATTGCCGGC